GCTCCTCGGCCCAATGCAGAATATATTCCAATATTTCTGGATCCTCTGGAGCATTGATAGCAAATGACATACCATCATTGATTCCATCACCGATATATACTCCCATTAAATAAGGGTCCAAAGGAACTTCCTTTTTTGGCCAATTAATTCCTGTTGATTTGTAACCCAGTAGACGATCTTTAGTTATTTTGTTTAATGCCATATATTTATCTACAGTAATTTCTATCTCCTCCGTAAATTGTAATGAGTCGGTAAAATCTTTAGCATGTATAAAGGCTTGTTCCTTAGTGATATCACCCTTTACAGGAAATGATCGCGATGTAATAACAAGTGTGTCTCTATTAAACCAGTTTACCATCCACCATTGTTTGTGTTCAATCCATCTAATCTCCCGCTCGATGGTATATTTTAATAGCAATGTATGTTTTGAATTTACTATGTATGTCATACCATTCTTCTGCTTTACCTCGTACATCATGTCTTGACCAATGGTGGTATCGAGAACCGTGCGCTTCTCTCCATCATCCCCCACCAACTCATCGCCTACAGCAATATCCTGCGACATCTTAAAGGTGCCTTTGGCACCGACATCCCTTTGGGATTGAGAACCATTCCATAGAAGAATTGGCGTGTCTGCAGCGAAGCAGCCGCTTGATTTTTCAATAAACTCCCCGCAATTTGGGCACGGTTTGCAATCTTTCTTGATGAGCTCGGCCGTCTCCACGTCCTCCTTCTTGCACTCGTGCTCGGCATCATGTGTTAATCCGCGTTCCACAAAGCACTTTGAACAACTGTACCATTCGCAAATTCCGCATTTCCAGGCGGTGCTCAAGAACCCTTGACAGCCAGCGCGTACACACCGCCGAATAAATTTCCGCTTTTCATCGTCTTTCTCCTCTTCTTTCTGTCGCCCGTCCATGTGAATCTTGTAAATCAGTTCCCGTTTTTCATAGATTTGTTGGCTATATTCGCGTGTTTGATCATCCAGTGCAGCAATACGCTGTAATAAATCTCCGACATCCGCCTTTTCCTTTTTAAGCGTACGGTATTCAAGGGAGAGAGCGTGATGTTCCAAGTAGAGGAGATCACGTTGAAGTTTAATGGCATTTATGTCTGTTTGCAATACTGTCATACGCTCCCTACGTTCGCGCCGTTTCCGCTCCTCCATGGCCACCGTTTGTAGGCCAGGCAAAGAGGCTCGCTCCCGATTGATGAGCACTTCTTGACGGTGTTTGAAGTAGCGCTGTTGCAAATACGTTTTGGTGCATATTTCCTTGAGCATGGCATCGGTATAGTTCACCCGACAGTGGAGACAGTGAGCATCTTCATGTTTTCCGAGCAAGTATTGTTCGATGCACTTACAGCAAGTTTTGTTTAGACAGAATTTACATGTAACTTTTTTTCGTAAAATGGGCGTATAGTGCTCGGAACAGATGGAGCAACATTCTAGTTCTTCTTTTGCTTCTTTTGCTTCTTTCTTGGACGCCATGTGTCTTTTATAAAAGTAGAAAAGAGGATCAAATTTAGTACACGATGCACTTTTAGTAAAGCTCCCAAAACCAACGAACATGATTTTAAATCTGGACGATAAGTATAGAAGAATGGAAAACCCCGAAGTTGTCGAAGCTGTCAACAATACCCTCAACGCCGCCCAAAATGCCGCTGCCAATCCTACCCCCTCCAACATCAATGCCACTGCCAAAGCCGCCGAAGAGGCTGTCGCACTCCAAACAAATGCGAATACAGCTGGTAACGCTGCTATCGCCAATGTGGGCGGTCGCCGCAAGACCCGTCGCAATCACAAGGGCAAGAAGGCTCGCAAGACGCACAAGGGCAAGAAGTCGCAGAAGGGTGGCAAGAAGTCGCGCAAACACGGCAAAAAGCACGGCAAGAAGCATGCTAAGAAGACGCGTCGTCATGCTCGCAAATAAGGAACTTTTTAGAAAAAAGTTCACAAAAATCATGATGTATTAATAACTTTTTGCGCACTTTTTCTTAAAAAGTGCAAAAAATTGTAATACAACTCTGTAGTAAAAGAGTTACATTACAATTATATATGTTACGTAAAGATGCACCGTGTGAGGGGTGTGGGGACGCGTGCGTCTCCACAAAAAAATTGAAATGCAACTCTATACAAAAAGAGTTGCATTCCAATACGCATACTACGTAAAACCAATGGACTTCACCATTCAAATCATTGAAGCCCTCTCCATCTTACAGCAACGCGATCTGGCTATAAAGAAGCCATTCCAAGCCCGTGCCTATCAAACGGTCATCAAACAAATAAAACAAAAACAAGCCAATCATATTCCCATTCGCACCTTAGATGACCTTCAAGATGTAAAGGGGTTAGGTGATAAAATCACAAAAAAAATCCAAGAGATTTTCGAAACAGGCCAATTACAGTCGGCCGAAAATGCCAAAGAGGTCTATCACACGGAATCTTTGAAAGCTTTTCAAAACATTTATGGCATTGGTCCCGTTAAAGCCAAGGAGCTAGTGGATCAAGGATTTCGGACTATTGAGGACCTGCGCACGGCAATTCGATTAAACCAAACAATCTTAAATGAAAAACAGCTCATCGGTCTTCATTATTACGAAGACTTGCTTGAACGCATTCCCCGCGAAGAAATGGACCAACACCGACAATTTCTCCACGAATACCTGCCAGCAGCGCTCGTCTTTGACAGTGAAATTGTGGGTTCCTATCGTCGTGGTCTTTCCAGTTCAGGCGATATTGACATGCTGTTGAAAGCATCTACACCATCTATTACAAAGGTCTTTACCGAGTTTGTCGACGATTTGAAAGAAGAAGGCTACATCAAACACATTCTGGCACTGGGTCCCCATAAATGTATGGCAATCTGTCAACTAGAAGGTAAATTAGCAAGACGTCTGGATCTACTGATTGTTCCTGAAGAAGAGTATGCGTATTCCATGCTGTATTTCACGGGATCGGATCGTTTCAATGTGGCGTTCCGTCAACACTGTCTTCTAAAAGGGTACACGCTTAACGAACACGCATTGACAGCCTTACATGCATCACAATCTCCTGCGCCACGAATGGAAACAGAAAAAGACATCTTCCGCTTTGTGGGACTCCGATATGTGGCTCCATCGGATCGTGTGGATGGCAACCAGATTATTCCGTTACGTATAAGACAGCAAATTGCGAAGCTATCTTCTGCAAAGGTGTAAGCGATAGGAGAAAATATAACAGATACAAAAGAATAAAGGGACAGCGGTAATGAAAAATATAGGAGCATACGAAAAGACAGCAACAGGGACAGGGGTAAGGGATAAGCCGCCAAAGGCGGCGATGCGCCCAAAGGGCGCTTGGAGGCTTGCGTCCCCTTAAAAAAGAAAACCAAAATAGGAGGATGAGCTATGTGGTATTTGATATGGATGAAACACTTGCACAGCTCTCCTCTGTCTACTATTTTATTGCAACGCTAACAGCAACTAATCAAGAAACCACAAAAAGCGCAGCGACAAATAAGAATGCGTTTTTAATGGAGCCGTTAGAACCGCATCTTCCTGTGGCCTACGATTATTTTGTTCAACGCGTGTTAAAAGAGGAGCAATCGGATCGTCCACTAGGTATTCTCAGGCCTGGTATACTTGATATCATGGAAACCCTCTATCAACTAAAAAAGAAACGCCTCATTCACGGTATCCTCATTTACAGTAATAATAGTCATCTGGACAGCCTCTATTTTATCAGAGACCTCATTCATGTGCATTATCCACGGCTTATCCTTGATTGTATTCACTGGTTGCATCCATTACGAAATATAGATCGCGTGCAGTACCATCGATCCGCTGGTAAAATCAGTAAAACCTGGGAGAATGTAAAAAGTGTAATGGTCGATGGCACGACGAAGGCTCCATCTTTTTTAGAACCGAGCGAGGTTCATTTCTTCGATGATCAGTTCCATGTTAACCTGAAAAATGCGTTGGGGAAGAATTATCATCAGGTACCACCTTACCAGTTCAAAGCTTCTTTTGATAGGATTGTACCTCTCTTTCTATCCTCCTTATCTTATGCGGAGGTTGATTTATATGAGCTGGAAAATAAGCTCGCGCCACTGTATCCTGATTTACAGAACCAGCATGTCATAAACCAATTGAATAAGGGTAATACTACCTTGTTAGAAGATATAATTGATCTGTTTCGTTATTATGTAAATAGCGATTCGAAAAACAATGCAATGCCTCCGTTAGATTCTGCTCTTCCGATTGCAGAGGTGATTGCTACCATGGAGCATAATGCAGTTCTTCATCAAGGCGGTAATAAAAAGAAGAGGATACATACGCTCAAAAGAAAAAGAAGGACGATTAGAAGGTAGCCGATGAAGTATCCTCTATGGGGTGTTATCCTGTTTATTATTGTCATACTATTACTTGTATTACGGACAATACATAGTAGAGATCTGATTTATGAAGGATTTACTAGTGAAGGCTTCGCCAGTGAAGAAGAGGACAAATGCCAGCACTACAGCTCTTGTAGTACGTGTACAAATGCCAGCGGATGTGCGTGGTGCCCTGCTACGAACCAGTGCCTTAACAATAATCAATCGTGCATGACTACTTCAGAGGGGATGAAGGGTGACGAAGCCCCTCCACACCGTATTTTTTCAGAGGGGGTGTGGGGGGGCTTTGCCCCTCCACCACGTATTTTTACATCCATGCATTGCGAATCAAATCCACCTGTCAGCCCCCCACCAGATTTCACTTTACGCAAGAGTGTAATTGAAGATAAACCAAAACCGCCGAATGTAGGTCTAGAATATGCGATCTAATTTCCACAAAATTGATTGCGGGGTTATGGTTGTAAAAAGGCATAACAAATCAAATGTCCTTGACTTCCGAAGAACAGGCTCAACTCCTCCAAAACCGAAACCAGGGGCTCCAGAACCTTGGCCAGCTTGTGGTGAATGGTCAAATTATTTACAAAATCGATCAGATTGCCATGATTCACCATGATGGTAAGTACTTGTTCAGTGTGTTTCGTCGGTACAACAGTGTGTACGAGATTGTGATTGAAGACTGTCATGGAGACACGTTCTTTCACAAGGATTATACGCTGAAAGAGAGTCTGCAACGGTTGCTCTGCCTTTCGGATACAGAAAAAATGTATTTGATCGATGTGCATGAATTCACCAAGAATGCTCCTTATGATCACAATGTACTGGAAATGCGTTGGTCTGAAGTACATCGTCTGCTAAATGGAGCATACGTTAACATTGGACTTGTGGATGACCAAGAAGAGAGCTCCTTTCCTAATCGCTATCGTTGCAAGCGTGAATGTTGCCATGAGGATCAGGAAGAGGAATCAGACGAAGAGGAGGAAGAGGAAGAGGAAGAGGAAGAGGAAGAGGAAGAGGAAGAGGAGGAGGAAGAAAATCAACACGCTAGCTGGTGCCCTCATAGTAAGAAGCACCGCGTAGAGGAAATTTCAGAATCTGAAGAGGAAGAATCAGAAGAAGAGCAACCCGTGAAGTACAGGATGCTGCGCAACGGCAAGAAGATCGCAGTGAAGTAAATCTCATTAAAAACTTCTATTTTTAATGAGAATCGTTATTGAAATCCATGCCCAAATGTATTATATAGATTTGTATCGCTTGCATAGTGCGGTTCTTTCATAGCAATCGAGGATGCATTGCTGTTCATTTCCGTTTTTGCCATAGTGTGGCGATACGGTGGCTCACCTGTATGCGAGCGTTTCCCTAAAACAGGGCGTTTATCTACCGAGATGGTAATGATGTAATCATCTACAGATATGGATGAAGTAGAATGCATGACGGTAAAGGATGGATCCTCATGAAGGGTCGTTCGAAAGAGATGGGTGAAATACGCGAGCAGTCGTTCCATGTGGTTTTTATTTTTTTGCGTTATAATCAATCAATTTTTACTTCTGACATGTAAAATTACTTGCGAACCACGCAGTATAGCGCCCGTGAATTCAGCATATTCCCATCCTGATCAAAGAAGTCGGCTTCATTCCATGCGTGAACGGCCGCAACCGACCGATCTTCATAAAGTGACCCATAATCAAATATCGTAATACAGGAATAGTAACAGGCTGAGCGAAACTGGCATTCTGCGTTAAAGTAAAAATCATCAGCGGTGGGAGCGCGGGAGAATCCATAGAATGTACCCAGTGTTGGAATCATGTAAAATAGCTCACGTCGAACAATGTACAGATTATTCTTTCGCAACGTTAACATGTAGCGCCCTTCCTTGATATACGTATGCAAACGTGTAGCAGTTAGATCGCACTCCAAGATGCGTTCCGTGGCACACGGTGCATAATCAGCCCAAATGTGCTGGATATTCGGTATCACATCATCCGATAGTATGGTACACATAAAATATCGCAACAGATTCTCTGGAGTAGTATCGATTTTACAGTATTCCAATTCTGTCTTAATCTTATTCAGTCGCGTCGCAACCTCATCCTCATTCCAACGAAGCCAGTGAAAATCTACACGTTTATTATAAATACTGTCGGTACGCGCCCTGACAATCTGATCATATTTGAATCCGTGTACCTGTTCGTGATAAAACATCTTCATGTATGCCAACTGTAATTGAAAATACTCGATCATGGACCCGCTGTTCCGCAAATAGTTCTTCCATCCATCGCTAAGAAGTTGATGTTGAAGCTGTGTTTCGCGATGGGTAACAAATTCTGGGTGCTTTTCGAGAGAAAACCATTCAAGAAATCCTAGTTTATCGCCGAGCTGATCCTTGAACCAGGCTGTCCATTCTTCCTCTTTCAGAGAGGTATCATTTTGTACACAGGCAAATACATGTGTCTTTGAAGACCCCAACGGGGTTAATAGCACATTCTTTTTCAGATACTTGATGGTCTTTTTGATAGTGCGCAAGGCTCCTGTGAGGATAATCGCCACATGCATTTAAGGTAAACTTGCACTGTTATTTTAAGTTGCATCAATATAAACCAAACCATACATAGAACAGTATGAATATTGGAGATTATAAAGAAGAAGTTCATGGATATGAGATCAGCGGATACGGTATTCGTACCTATTGTAAAACGAATGAACTCGGTAAAAACGATAAATATGTATGTTCTATATCCTTTGGAACGGGTATGAAGAAATTTTGTATAACTGCCAAGTATAACCATAAGAAACCAGATGAAATATACATTGATCGTATTGAGCGTCATGATGATTGTATATTAAATACATCACTTGCAAAGGTACTGTCTGGTACAGTTAAATTAGTTAGGATATGTTTATTTACACTGAAAACCATGTTTCCAAATGTCAAGCACTATAGGTTTATGGATGATTCTAAGATTTACTGTGATGGAATACATTCGAAAAATATGATGAGTATGGCATATGATTATATCGTAAAATACAATAAAACATGGTATCAACATCATTTTCATGCAACACTTCCGAGTGAATCATTAAAGATCTATACAGACTCACTTACTGTACTCGATGAACCGATTGAACTAGCTTCATCCAAAGAACTGCTAGATGGAATGGGACCATATATGGATATCTATCGTGTATCGCATACTCCACGGGAATTTATAAATAAGTTACGTAAACAATTAGGAGAGAATTATTGTAAAGAAGTTGGAAAATGGTTAACACGCTATATGGTATATATTAGAATAATACTCAGACAGGATGAATGGTATATTCCTGCAGATAAAATAATAAAACCAGACGAATATAAAATAAATCAAATTGATAATGCTATAGCACATCGTAAGCTACATGGTGGCAATCAAAAAACGCGGAAACATATAACAAAATCATTAAGAACCACATCATATCATAAACGAGATTCTAAATATGGTATTGTTTCAAGAGAGGATGTGCGATATATTATGGGGTTCTACAAAGATTTTATGTAAACTATAAAAAAATTGAAATAATAATAACACCACTATAAAGCGCGAACAAAACCATGTATCACGTCATTCGTCTCGAACAAAACCACATCTTCATTGGCAATCCGAATAAAGCCATGATACAGTTTCAGTCCGATCCTGTGTCTGAAGCTACGAAATGGTTTACAATGTATAAGCCAGTGCATATTGAACAGATTATTCAAAAGGAGGACCTCTATCGCGTAACCCTCGAATACAAGGCTATTTATGGGGATGACAAGGTACACTGTGAATTACAAGATAATCAAGATAATCAAGACAAACATAACAAGAAACGGACGTATCATCAACTGCAACAAATGCAAAACATGAAAGGATTAGGATCGTTTGAGACAGTGGTTGCCATGCGTAACATGGTTTCCAAGAAAGAAGTAAAAATCAATGTATAAATGCCATCTAATACATACACTACATCTAATAAATGATACTTATCTTTTTCTTTGTTTTATTACCTCCATGTATATTTTTTTTATTTAATACTTGGTTATGTAAGTTTTTACGTGACATACTATATTATTTATAGATAATATATTATTTTCGTTTCCAGTGTTTTTCTGCCATCATATTATCAGCTTCTACAATAACTTGATTATCTGGTTGTACATATTCCATTCCTTTCTCTTTCCATCCGTATAATGCAACCTGTAAATCGATAGTAGATTTTAGTTCACTATTTTTTGTATCATGACAAATATATGCAATAGTCAATTGAAAATAAAAAAAATCATGAAACAAAAATAATGTACGATATCCATAGTACATTCGTGTAAATGTCAATTGATCGCGAAATGGTTTCCAGTTTTCTTTATTAAATAGCCGTCCAGAACGTTGCTCTTCACGAATCCATGGAAGGATCTCTGTATGAACTTTTTTTCCACATTCTTTTTTAACTCTTTCATAATATCCAGAAGTAAGATAGGTTGTGTAATGCATATCAAAATATTTAATAGCACCAGTTGGCTCAAACATATCATTAAAATGTGTTATCAGATATTCGTATAATTCTTCTCCCTCTTTTTCAAATCTCGCCCACGTAGATTCTGACATTATCATATATATATGTTTCTATTGTTTTAAGCTACTGATGTAATATTTGCTAATCTTTAATGATTTAAACATCACGCACGCAAAAGGCTCATAAATTTGATATTATTTTTACCACAAAATAATATCACCAACCATGATAAGAAAGCGTCTCCAAGTAGCCTTTACTAACCCTACACCATCTCTTTTACAGACAGCATTTCCATCTCACAGTGTCCTCCATGAATATACGTCTGACCACCTTATTATCAAAGTGAAGGTCAGCGATTTAGTACAGGCTCCTATCATGAATTGGCAATACAATCGCCCAGCCGATACATCACGATGCGAAGAGATAGCGAAATACATTTATCGTTCCAAGAAGCCTGTGGATACCATGCTGTATTTGAGCCTGAACCAGAAAACAAATCAGTTTGATATGATTGATGGGATTCACCGATATACTGCCTTGCTCCATATCAAAAAACAGATAGATGAACTAGATTTTGTAACGAATGCATTTGGCACTGATCCGTGTGATTGGTTATTCATCTCGTACATCATCCTGAACATTCGCCTAAATGCCACGGATGGCGAACTAGTGGAACTTTTCCAATCGTTAAACAAAAGCAATCCTATTCCTGAGTTGTATGTACGTGATGTGAAGAAAGATAAGAGAGACTGTGTGGAACATGTCTGTCACAATTGGCAGTCAATGTATAAAACACACTTCTCGGCCTCCAATAAACCACAAAAACCGAACATCAACCGTGATAGGTTCATCGATGTACTCGATGCAGTCTATGACAAGCTCCATTTAACAGAGGAGACAAAGGGTAAATTAGAGCAATCGCTACAAAGGACCAATGTGCATATTTCACAGAATCTGCCAAAGCTGACAAAGTCTATCAAAGAGAAATGCGAAATCACAGGATGTTGGCTGTTTATTTATACACCTGAAGAGCTGGTAAAAATGCTATAATTATCGACGTACTTTACGCGTTTTCTTTAAGCTTTTTTTGGAACGTTTTGTTCGGCGGCGACGGCCTCCTTCTGTCAGTGTATATTCGCCATTGCCATGAATAAAATATATATTGGCAGGGGATATATCTACATTAAACTCTGTAGAACGCTTTAATTTTTTTTCCACCATTTGCAATATATCCTTATTTTTAATAGGAGATAAATCAAAAACAATTGGACTTGATTTAATAGCAATACCTGCTGTAAGAGATTTTGTGTTAAATGCTTCTATATATAAATCACATATTTTAATATATGCATCATATATATTATTAGCATGTTGTTTTAATGCTGCGTTATTATTAGGAGATATATCTACATCATTTGATTTGGCTACAGGCGGCAGGCTATCTGCTTTAATTATAATTGTATATGACATCTATACTCTATATCAATATTTTATACAATCACCTGATTCAACTGAATCAAACAAGGCTCCGTAGTCTTAGAAATCCCTTTCACAAACTTAATAAGTCCTTTCCTGAACACTGCTGAATCTTTTAATACGGCCATGATATTGGACCGAATGGTATCCTTTGACAGCTTGTGATGTGCCCCTAATAAATCTACCAATTCACGCACTTCTATCTCGTCACCCGCTTGGCAAACACGCATAATGGACCCAATCCACATCACATCTTTCTCATCGGCTGTTTCGCGAAAGACCCCTTCAGGAATGACAATGGCGCCTCCTACTGCAAAACAGTCCGCTCCACGCGCCTTCTTCAGAATCCGATCCAGCCGCCCTTCGGATTCGTCCAATAGATCCAGGCACCAACGTCCTACTTCATCCAGGTGTGCCTTGTGTCGCCGCCATTCCGTGCGCCGTTTTCCCATATCTGCCACGGCTACTTCCAATTCGCGAATCATCTCCGCCCGATCAAAGGCACCCGATTCCGTCTTGCCATACTGCCACCAAATCCGACATAGCGACAATACCATTTGAAAGAGGCGACCCTCGTCTTCCCCGCTAAACTCTTCATACCGATTAATATAGACCATCATTTTGTTGTCATCAAACTCCGTTAACAATGGTCCCGTTACCGCCTTCCCATAAATATCCGTATGGCGACTAACCATAATCCCAATGGTGGCATTGGGATTCTCTTTCAAATCGCGCACAAACTTCTCCACTTCGGCTTTGGGTACCACGCCACTGTATTCCTTGAGTTCCCAGAGTACATGGTGCCCCTCAAGTTCCATCAGGTAATCCATCTCGTGCCCCGTGCCGTTCAGCGCCGTTTGACGCAACGCAAACCCCTGACACACCGCGTAATTCCGACGAAGAATCCCACCGAATTGTTCTTCAAATGCATTGCCCTTTTGCTTGACATTGGCTTGGCGCTTACCGAGAACAGACGACAGTTTCCCAATCTCCTCGGTCTGTTTTAAAATAGAATCTGCCAGCCGTTTATTGGACACCTCCATCTTATCCAGCTGATCCTGCTTGGCAGCAACGAGTTTTTCCATCAAGGCCTCTGTTTTAGCCACCGCATCAGCAATGTCCTTGTCGCGGCTCTCTTCCAAACTCCGCTTACGAACCTCTGCTACATCATACTTTGCCACAAGGCTATCATATTCTTTTCGCAGAAGACGTAGCTTCTCATCGCCCTCTTTCATACACGATGCCCGTTCCGCCCCCGTGGCGGTTTTTACTTTTTCAGAATACTCGCTATACAGCCTCTCCTTTTCCGAGGAAAGGCTATCTAATGTGCTTTGCAACGACGCAATTTGTTGTTGATAGGCGCTGCGAATCTGCGCAATCTCTGCATCTTTGAGTTCGGTTACTTTTTTGAATTCATCCGTGCTGCGCCGACTACGAACCGATTGCTGAACGGATGCGCCGATAAACAGAGCCTCTTCTACTTCTTCTACGGTTCCCAAGGTATAAATACTGGGAAGATCGTATTCTTGACGAACATTAATCGTAAGTTGTTTGGTGTTACGAATGGGACGATGCATCATTTTTATATTAATTACGAAACACCTATTACTATAGTAACGCGCGAACCGTTTAGGCCCAACCTTTAGGTAGAGCCTAAAAAAAGAAAACAACAATAGATAGTTACATAATGGATACTACGAGTGAGTTTAATGAGCTACATACGAAATACAATCAAATCGAAGAGAAGCTGCATATCCTGCAAGGACAGTATCAACAACTGTCAGAAGACCATCGTGAGCTACGAACACAGTATGCTCGGCTTTCTACACAAACTATGCGCCTTCAATCGCATGTGTCCCAGCATGTATTGCATCAAACACAAACCTTTATTGATCAACAACTACGCGATACTACCAATACATTATCACAGTCCAGATTGCGTGAGCTCCTTCCCGCAAACGATACAAACCCTTGTTATACATGGATCACGCCGAACATGGCAATTGGCAGTTCCGATTCAGATTACAGCCCTTTTGACTGCATAGTCAACCTGAATTTTCAAGGAGAACTTCTGGCATTAGGCAATACCTTGAGACATCATAATATCCGCACAACAATAAGTGATACACAAAAGCAAATTACGCAAGTAGCCATCTATGATCATCCGTCTGAAAAGGAGTGTATGAAGCGAGCCCTACATTCGATTATTCCTCTATTGGTCCAACGCGTTCGACAACTCCCGAATCTAAAAATCCTGTTTCACTGTTATGCGGGTGTTTCGCGGAGCGGCTCGTTAGGAGTCGCTTATCTGGCCTTGATGGAATCACGTCCTTACGACATTGCACTGCACCGTGTGAAAGAGATGCGGCCAGAAGTGAATCCGAATGCAGGGTTTGTGGAGGCAATTAAGGAGTTTTTGAGCGAAATAAATAGTATACAAAATATGGTTATTGTATAATATTTTATTTAGTTGTATATGGTAGAATGTCTTCTAATTTACCATCTGTACCGAACACTAATTTAAAAGCAAAAATTATAAAAGCACAACTTAATTCGGCACCAGCATTAACACATACCATCATTCAGTTATGTAAAGAACAAGGAGTAGTACCTATATTACCTAAGTTATCTTGGAAAGATGACAGTGATTGGGCTATAAAAATGAACCGTATTAATGAAAAAATTACGGAGCTTTGTAAAATATATAATGAAATAATAGATTCAACTAGCCCTAATAAAAATAAACTGCTACAGAAGTGTGAATCTACAGCGGAAGACTTAATGAATGAGCGAAATACACATTTTCGTGCATCATACCTTGCATTGTGTGAGAAGGCTAAGAATTACATTCCTCCATCTTTTCAAAAAGGTGGTACACGCGCTAAAAAAAGACACACCAAAAAACGAAGCAAGAAATAGGAATAACAGCCTATCATATAAATAAGATGATAATTTAAAGCCATTCTCATCTTAGTATACTAGAAATCATGTTCCGACTCCTCATTACGTTTTGCGCCATCTTATCTCTCTTCACAATTAATACTGCGGATGCTGCTAATCAAACGCATATTCACGCCGCGCCTTGTACGTCCTTCACGGTATCTTCAGGAACAGGTTGTGCGTGGATGTGCACCTATTGCGCGAATCAGCTCGGCACCAATAATTATTATTTTACAGATGGCGTGTGTACGTATCAGCCCCTTTCATGGTCTCAAGGGCTGGAACAACGCTGGTATCAGACAGGTGGTTGCGTGGGAAATCCGATCGCGGGACAACTCTATACGTGTTGCGCAGTGGGGGCATAAACGCCCCCACACCCCTCATGCTGTGTTGTTGCGCAGTGGGGGCATAAACGCCAGCCCCCACACCCCTCATGCGGTGTAAATAATACATAACAAACTATACTTTTTGTTTTTTCAATGTTTTCTTTCGTAAATGCATCTGTGTTTTTTTCGTATATCCGCCTCTAGCATTTCTGCTACTTCCAGTCAGTAATCGTATACCATATCCTGTTAGTTTATTTCCATCCTTAAATATAAAATGGACACCCGCACCACGGTTCTTTGCCGCATTACTCAATGCTAATGCCCCTACATCTGTCACATTGCATTCACTAATATCAACGACGGTTACAATTGGGCTGAAATACAATTCATTTGCTAAAAGAGTGGCACCAATATCACCTGTGGGTAAATTGTGTAACATTTTCATAACAACGGTTGTATCAAGCTCTAAAGGTGTATTTTTGAAGGTGGCAGGACTTTCTGCATAGTTAGGCGGACAAAGTTGTGCACGTTTCATTAATTCATCTGCCACTTTTAAGGGTGCACGATAGATACATCGTGTACCGAACAGAGAAGTATTTTTTGTAGTATTTCCAGACGGCCATGCCTCATCCGTTATACCTGCTGCTGGTAATTCAGTGCCTGTAATTTTTTCAAATGTAGTGAACGGAAGATACTTATATGTAAAACGTTGCATAACAATGGCATCTGTATTATTAATTTTAGTCTGCTCCATATCAATTGCATATCCTTTTTTCAATATCTTTTTTAAGATAGCATGATGGGATGCAATAAGTATATTGACCGTATCACCAATAATAGTTTCTGTTTTTAACATATTTAATACAGATTCAATGGTAGCCGATAATGCGGCATTAACATCGTTTTTGTCTGTTATGAATTCTCTGCTGCCATCCGATAGATCCACTAATTTAGAACCAACAAACTCGCCTAATTTTTTCATATCAAACTGATATGCATCGTATGTATGAGGCGTATTATCACTAGTTATGCTTCCAAGTTCATTAATTCCAGGAAGGATAGCAATGGGAGGAAAGAGAGGTTCGTTCAAATGATATGAATCCTTTGTACGTTCGTATGCTGTTTTGATATAATGTGCAGTCTGCATGGTTCTAAAAAGTTGTGAACAGCAAAAGGCATGGATGGGTATGTTTCTTTCGGCTAATAATCGCCCTAATGCGGTTGCTTCTTGTATACCGATAGGATGCAATTGAGGATCTTTCACAAAGACGTGTGTTTTATATCCTACTGCATTTCGTTGTGCATTCGCACAAGAATACCCATGCCGTGTAAAAATAACATTAACCGTAATGGGATTAGCCATTTATAAGTAGGTAATATTTTTATTTATAGAAGCCGTACTGAGTTGTTACGTATTTATTCAATAAAAATACACATGTACCTAGTATTATTCATTACAAGTGCATTTGTATTGCCACTTCTGGTTGAAATCGTATTAAAAATAAACCACATTGGTTTATGCATATTTTAATTTTAATTTTTATTTAATTATCCTCTTTTGCAAAGAGTGTTCGTGCAGCCTTTGGTTTTAATGTAGTAGTCACATTTGTAGTAGAACGCGGTTCCTTTAGAGGCGCAGAGGGAACCACCATTGACCGTGTAGAAGGCTTCTTCTGACTTTCAATACGTAGCTTCTCTAAAGACAACATTGTTGGATCCATTGTTATGAGCTACCTATACGTCGTAGCATAATTCTTTCAATTTTTTTACGGGTATCATGCAGACATGCGCAGAAACGAAATCGACGACTTCCGATCCGCCTTCTTTGATAACGTGATCCGTCAAGAAAAAGAAAAAGAGAACGCATTAAAGCGCCTACAAAAGAATTGTTTTCATACATTTGTTCTTGCAGAATCTGCAGATCATACGATGCAACATGGTATTTGTTCAAAATGCCAGTTCGTTATATCAAAACGAATAAAACCGAGGGTATTTAATTAAGAACTTATCAATGAGTCGAAGAGTCAACTCCTGCTAAGCTCGCAAAATACCATTGAAAGTTATAAATTATTTGGAGTGGAGATACTACATAGTAGACAAAACTTTTACAAAAATGCATGAAATATTTGTTAAATGATAATAGAATGAACATTTCCAGCCCATTTCAACAATGTAATGGGCTGAATAAGTTAGAATGGCATTATGTACAAACTTATGCAGGTAATTTATATGAGCCATTAAATTTATTTTTAATAAATGCAGATACAATACAAACCTATCGTCGTATTTATCCACAAGAGTATGCTCAGAATCTATACTATCTTATTACAAATAGACATAATTTGTATGTAAATGGCACAATATCTTCTAATGAAGAAAAACGAATGGTTGACTTAATACGGTCAAAATCAGGTAATATAGAATGGTTCCGACATATTATGTGTCGTTTTGCAATAATATTATATGGAATCATTCTAAAATGTCCTAGGCAGCATCAAGAAGTAGAAGTATATCGATGAGTAAATGTGCATTATCTAAAAGAAGATAAAAGTAATGGATTATTTTTAACTAGCTTTACTTCAACTAGTATAAATGCAAACATTGCAAGAAGCTTTTCCAAAAATAATAATAAGGATGTCATTATTTATCATTTTCGTGTTATGCCAGGTACATCATGTATTTACATAGGAAAAGATGAAGCCGAGGTATTACTTAATCCATATCAACTCTATTATTTTATTAAAAAAGATGATAATCATTATTATTATATTATTCTCCCCTCAGATATTATTCCTCCACATAATGCGAATGAGTTTTCCAAATTTAAACAGGAGATGATGGTAAGAACATTGGTAATGGAAGGTGGTAAAGTAGATCATCATATGGCAATCTTACCTGAATATAGAACTACACGTAATTCTAAAAGTAATAGAAAAAACAGAAATACACATAAAAATAATAAACAGAAAAAATTAAGTGAATGGGAACACTTTAGAGCACGTATGAATTTGCCTATTGGTACCTCCTCTTGGGGTATTCCTATAACAGATGATGTAAGAAAAGAAATTGAACGATATGCTAGAGATATTGATCAACGTATCAAAAATAACAAACATTAATATAATTATTATATAAGTTGAACATCATTTGTGACGGAGCTACGTATTATCTATGGTAGTCGCCATCGTATAAACCAAATGTGCCTCTTCCTCAGTAAATGTGCCTTTTTCTACAGCATACTTGACAAACCGACTACGTGTAAGTCTTCGATCAATTGCTGTCATTTCGGTAGAAGACCCTTGTCGTCTAAACTGAACATAAATCCAATGAGGATGGATCTTTATATTTTTAAAATAGTTGTGCTGTAAAACAGTAGGCCCAACACGAAGCTCTGCCAGCGGTTGCATTACTGAATACTGTATTAAGTATATCGTAAGACAAATAGGTTCAAATTTACACACGCGTATAGTATCCTTCCTCAAAATACTTTACGGTAATTATAATGTTCGAGTGGTTTGTTGAGCTGTGGACTGCGTTTATGACATGGGTCTTTTCATTGTTTGGCATGGATTACAATGCTCCCCATGAACCGTCCCATCAAGAGCCTGAAAAGAGCGTCTCGTTTGAGGAACAGCCGACGGAGATTCCTTCTCAGTAATGCACTTTTAGAACTTCGTTAAGAAAAGCACTTTTTAAGAAAAAGTGCGCAAAAATTCCTAAAAATACCTAAAAATGCCTAAAAATATGTATAAATTTTTGGGCACTTTTTCTAAAGAGTGCAACATTGTGAAAACAAATTCTCCAACATCTTTCGTTTCTGTTCCGCTTTATCATGGATTAGTCGATCAATATTGAGGAGAGAATCTTTTTCAATAGCCAGGTTTAAGTGATATACCTTGACCACTTGCGTTTGTCCCATGCGAACCGCTCGTCCAATCGCCTGTTGAAGGACCGCACTGGCCCACCATCCAGACATAAAGATGATGCGATCATATTCTTGAAGGTTAAGGCCCGAATTTCCTGCTTGCAATTGAAGTAACATCACAGTTGTCTCGGTAGATGCCTTGGATCTTCGAAGAACTTCTGTGCGTTCGCTCTGTGTTAATCCACCATGATACAAGAGGATGTTTTCATCTGCAACTAATCCTTCAGCTAATAGGAATTCACGTAGCAACGCCATTTCATCATGGAATTGACAGAAGATGATATACTTGTGACAAGTGTTTACTTTAACGGAAAGGTCCACTACGCCATCTTCTTCACCGGGTGTAATGCTGATTTGAACAGGATCTTTAGCGATATCATTTAAATCTGTCAGCATAATGTCTTTGATTTTGAGCATCTTGGTACTAGGTCCTACCCAGTCAGCACGAACATATGCTGGATTTTCGCGTCGTTTCGCGTTGATATACACTTGAATGCTTACAGATAGCTGTCGCAATCGCAATAGCAATTTGAATGTCTCAATACTACTGAGTTGTTCATGTTGGTATTTTTGTAGAAGGGAATCACCGCCTTTAATATTGCCGCATTGCACCCCCTCATAGAATTCCTCCTCGGCCTCACTGACAAAGGGTAAAACCAGTTCATGAATTTCAGGCACGGGCGGTGCTCCTTTGATAACGCTGCGTAGGGAATCAAGGGAGCGATGTATCAATAAATAAGGCATCATGGTGCGGTAGCGTGGCTCCCATGTAAACAGTGGCGAATAAGGTACGCCAATAAAGGCCAGAAGACTCACCACATCTTTCAAGGAATTGACGAGGGGTGTGCCAGTAACTGCCCAGCGAATAGGTGCTTGAATGAGACGACTAACCCGAGCCACTTCGCCGCTTCCGTTTCGTATCTTGTGTGCTTCATCGAGTACGACGCGATCCCACTGTTGGCGATAGTAGGACGGTACACGATACAGTTTTTCATAGTTGCTGATGTACACCGCGATTTTGGTTTTGAGTGGTTTGCGTCGCATAACAGGTCCGTCTTGTTTTTTCAGTTCCCACCCAGAAGGGCCGATCATGTAGACGGATATTCCAGCTTTCATGCACATGGCCGCCCAAGTATCTAGCATGGCCAATGGGGCAATTAACAGTGTTTTCATAAGGGGATGGTTGATCATGGTGCTTACAATTTGAACGGTTTTACCGAGCCCCATGTCGTCGCATTGAAAGCCGCCATACACGGTTTTGTATCCGCCTTCACGGTCCAGTACAGCAGTGCCATTGCGTTCTTTATCGAGCATCCAACGGATTCCGTCGTACTGATGCGGAAAATAGGTAAAAGTGGGCCACAAAGGGGCAATGGTATGCAAGGGAACATCGTCTGACATGTTTAGACTCACTAAAGCGTCTTGCATTAAAAATAACAATGCGGTTATTTCAATTTTTTTTACGAGGTTTTGATAAATTTTATGGATGATGCAATCCTAATTGTCGCCATTCAGAAAGAAGTAATTCCTGCAGTTCCAAATCATCCTCGTCGAACACAGGAATATGCTCAAAGATAGGTGCAAGAGCCATGGCTGGAGAAGGTAATGGATTCACGATTGGTACAACCAACGGTAAAACCATGTCCATATGAGATGGTGGCGCAAAGATTGCACCGACTGTATTTGTTTTCCAGCCCTCCACCGTATAACAATTTACGCTAAAGATAGATTTCTGACGCCCATTGTTAAACGACACATTGTAGGCAAATATCAGTTCGAACAAGCTAAAATCTTCATACGTTATCATCCTATGCACATGATGAATAATGGTCTGATTGAACGGTGTTTCGAATGCTTCAAATGCACCAGATGAACAAGGTACAATAACACGCCTTAATTGCATACAGTCGTAAAGGGTAGTACGATGAAAAGCGTAATATTGTTGGCCTGATTTGATCAGAAGGTGTTTTTTTGAAGCACTCAAATAGTGTACTGCATCTACCTCTTCCAGTTCCATCATGTCATAGGCTTTTATACCTATTAGTGGACAACCAGACTTCCCAAGAGTAAGACGTTTATCCTGTGAATGAATGGATGCAGGGAGAACGAGCGTAAATCCACGTGACACGTATTTTTCAATTCGCGTGCGGAGGGTATCTGTATAGGGGTGCTGTCCTGGAAGTATACTTATTTCCTTATTTAGAGTAATTTCATCCGCTGTTTCAAATCGGTCTGTTCGCGCATCATACCATGTACAGCATGCGGATAAATCAAAGTTGGTGTTCATGTAGTCTTGTAAATCGGACACGATGAGCACAATGAGGTGAACTTCTGTACCAGATGGATGTAGAAAGGAGAGAACTTGCTGGATTTGCTTAAGCGTTTGATAAGACGCTTGATCGGACTCAAACTTGGTAGTCAAGTTATAGCCATTGGATAATAGAAAGGTACTAAATCGCATCACAGTTGATTTTTGGTTTAAATGGCCATTCTCAAAGAACAGACAATGTGTATCTTGAACCAACAGATTGAGATTATTAGGAATAAATGAAGGTTCTATACCTTCTTGTTGTAAGTAAAGTGCCAAGGCAGCACTGCCTGTAAAGAGAGAATTAGTGGTTTTTAAGAGATCTTTGAAGGGCGCACAGGGAATACTGTAGGATTGTAGAAAGGATTCCATTTGATGAGACTGTAAATGAATGCGATGCAACGCGACGCGAGGTACCTAATTTTAGGCGAGAATCCATTTCAATTTTTTTGGGCTTTTTCAAAAAAAAAGCCCCCAAAAACGTTCGAAGAGAAATCAAGTATCTTTTAAGAATGTTTAGTGGTCTAACAAAATCACCAAAAAATCTTTTTATTTTGTTTTGTGATTTTTTTAATTTTTTATGATTTTTAATTTTTGTGATGGTTAATTTTATGATGTTTTGTGATTATTAATTTTATTTTGGAGTATATTTTTATATTACAAAGAGATTTTTGGGCACTTTTTTCTAAAAAGTGCAAATGAACGGGAAGCACGGAACATCGCCCACGGTCAAGGATGCACCTGCCGAAGTCGGATGACCTTTCAGGAACGTGCCCTCTGTCATGTTAAAGGTGCGGGAGCGTGCCGAGTAGACGTATGCTGTCTTTTGAACCACATTCCCCTTTTCTTTTTTGAGGAAGGACTTCTTACGATAATTGATGAAGATGTCCACACCAGCATGATACATGAATACAATGTGAGCCGCTTCCGTTGAATCAATTACTACCTCCGTATTGTCCACGATGAAGACATTGGCACCGAGCCACGATGCTGGCAATTGCCATGCAGTGCACATCTCCGCAGTCAGCGTGTAGATGCGACCCAGTTTTGACAAGACACCGAGCAGATGAGTGTCCTTGGCATGAAGAATCACTTTGCCCTGTTCCATGTAGGTCCGAATCATGGCGGGATCATCCAGATGAGCCATTAAGAGCTGCGTATTGGCGATGGCCTCCGCACATGACCGTTGTTCCACGGGTTTTTTGGCAATTTGATTGAAGATTTCACGCATGCAACGATCTTCTTCCGTGGGATTGTCCCACCGATCAATGCGGTCTACCATGTGAAGCCAGTCAGGAATGGGGAGACCAGGGCAGAAGTGTTGAAACACTTGAATGGCCGCACAGTGTTCCACTTTGATTTTGCCATCAGGCCATTGAGACACCGAGGTATGATGGTGATCCATGATATCAACCGACAAGGCACCCGCGGCAATCCACGCATCACGATGCACCTGTTCCACGCTGACATCCACCAGTAGAATGTGCGTATTTTTCATGGTCGTCGCCGCAGGCCAATGGTTGGACGGCGTGGGTGAAATAGGAAACAATTGAACGGTTCCGCTTTGTTTGAGCGCTTCTTGAGCGATATAGGCCGCGAACCAGCCATCGATACAGTTGCCGTGAAAGAGAATAGTGAAAGCGTGCGCCATTTTTCTAGGGTTTGAGGTAACTTACTAAAAAGATACCGCATCTTTCAATTTTATTTTTTAAATTTGTTGATTTTTTGTGATGCACGGTTTTTCTATTGAAGTGTGGGATAATGAATGGGGGCTACATTACATATCATCGTCACCCCCACAAACATTGCGCAAATGGCCAACACATAGGTCGTGTCCCAAAAAGTACCACTTAGAAAGCGTATAAATTGGTACAAGATACTGAACCACATGAATGTCAAACCGAGCCATGTTGTGTAAACATTGCAAGTATCGTTATACTCCCAAAACATGCGACTGTCGATTTCATCCAATTCGCACATGGCATCCTCAGTAGGTAAGCGTAATAATAAGGCACGTTTGGAACGAGTAATCCATTTGTTTTTATAATAGAGATGAATACGTTCCGCCACACCCATTTGACAGTATAAGGATGATGTATTGGACATGTGTAACATCGTGTGTTGTTTGTCATGATGCAGCAAGGTTATTCAATTTTATGGATAGACCAGGATGCATCTTGCGTCAAAGAAGTATGTGCCATAGGTGCATTCTGCTTATGAGAAAGGCAATCCAATTCTGGCGCGCATGTATCTAGTGGGGGTGGAACTGTCGCAGTCGCAGTCGCAGTCACAGTCTTTTCTGTAAGTTGTAAGGACGCATCCAATATGGCATTGACTGCATCTGCTACTGCTACTCCAACTGATTTTTTCTTGTAGGGTTCTAACCAGTTGGTTGTATGTTCATAGATGGTACCTACTTGGGAATACGACACCGATTCACCAATTGCCGCTTCAATAAGGGTCAATTTGACTTTGCAGACTCGTTTGACTGCCATGGAGGTATGTGGCAATGCAGGAACATTTGCACAAATAGTACAAGCCGCGCCATTTTTCATACAATCATGACACCAAGGGCAATCTAAGCGCCCATACCATGGAATGCCGAGATGAGAGGGATAGATTTGTTTGCAGATTCCGCAGTAGAATTCATCACAGTGCAGTTGTCGTTCAAATGTATCCATTGTAGTTGGTATTATCTAGTTGCCAGGAAGTATTCAATTTTACAATCAAAAACGATGTTTATTTTGTTTTGTTTTGTGATTTTCTGTATTTTTATTGGTCTATCATGTAGCTGGAGTATTTGTCAAACGGTATACAACGGATCGTGTACAAGTAATGCAAGGACAGTAGACATACGAACTACCATGTCATGAATGTAGTGCGCATATTTAATATCATTACAGGTTGTTGTCCACTCCATAAACTCATCCAACTTTTTATAAATGCTGTCACGCAATTTGGGACTGTGAAGGAGCATAGTAGGTTTGATAATCAAGAATTCAATGAAATCGGTTACAGCCTTATTGCGTTCCATACGCGTAACCGCATGTTCAATCTCATCCACTTTCATACGAGCAAAGACCATGTCCTCCTCAAAGTTGTATTTGACAGCCAGTTGATGTTGATCCAATGGAACCTCCACGGAAACCACGCAATTAGATGGCACGATTACCTCAATAGGCATAAAGTCAGGAAAATTATCATATTGGTCATACACTGTTCGGCGATCAAATGACTCAAACTCTCTTAGTTGCGGCAGGTCTGTAATCATCAGGCGGATCTTTGAATATCCATTACCAAGTTCCTCTTTCCATGCACCATAGTGATAAGACCAATCCTCGTCTGTCCAGTTTATAGTTCCTGTATATTCACTCCAGGTTTGTAAGAGTTGCATATCAATACGATTGTAGGTAGACCAATGTTGACCTATCTCCTGAATCGGTTCTCCTGAAACGCGTGAAAGGACGGTGACCCGTTGACCCACGCGTCCTCCTGACAGTTGTTGCACATGAATAAGCCCGTCTCGGGCATGCGCTTGAAAAGCAAGTTCAATCTCACGTATACACCAGTCAGGAAATACCAGTTCATCAAGAACTTCGGAAAGGTGCATTTCGTGTTTCATTTTAAACACGATATTCGCAACATCGGTAGGCGCATCATTGAGTATACGCTGTAGCATAATAGAGGGTACCTTACTATCTGGACAAGAATGTATTTCAATTTTTTTCAAAAAAAAGCGAGCGGCTTTTTCTTTTTTCTTTTTCTTTTTATTTGTTTCAGGGTGTGTTAAAGGCACAGGTCACACAAGTGTTGGCCCATCGTATGGTGCAGCAAATGGCGTTTGAGCAGGATCCTCCTCGTCAAGTGGTGGAGCATTTAATTTTGCCAAACGCACTGCTTCAGAGATGGAAGTACAAGGCGGATAGTTTTTTTTGGGGTTGACGTAGATGCAGAAGGTTCCACCATGTATGGAGCTGCATGGTAAGGATACAAGCTCCTCCATTCCATCACACATGGTAATATATAATTCTGCATCACTATGCTCGGTAGCACTAAATCTCCCTGTGTATCCGTCCACCCATGCAGGCTTTGTGCTGTAGAACATGTAATGCTCTACTACGTAGGGTTCAGTCACTATTTGCAGTATATCATACACGGTAGCACCTTGTAGAGCAATACTATCCGTATATACAGGGTGGCTAGTGTATTTGTTGAGAAGTTGAAGGGATGAAGTGTTAACAGTTAATGATACATAACTATGCTCAGATTTTTCATCTCGAATAATAATGTCAAAGGAAGCCATGATTGTTTGGTGACGTTATCTGGGCAGGAATGTGTTTCAATTTTTTTCAAAAAAAAGCGAGTGGCTTTTTATTTTTCTTTTTTTATTTGTATTTTTTAATTTTTTAGTTAGGCCAACTGGCTAAGATACCGCTGTATGGAGATAGCATCTGGCTCTCCGTCAGGATTCATGACATGTGCTCGTTTCAGCATGACTTCCAATGCGGCATCATCTTCGTGGCTATGCAGCGTGGCATGCTCGAATGTATCACCCACTCTGCAACTGAAGAAGAGTGTGCCAGGTTCCAATGGTGTCATCAGACTCGTTTCTTCCAGATCGTAGGTGTAAAAGGCAGGATTGATAAGGATGGTGGCAACATTGCGGCCAAATATCCAGTCAAAATCGTCGTAAACTTTGCGTACATCCCATGCCTTCAGGTTCTGCTTCTCACTAAATACCTGTCGCATGTAAATGGTAAAGAATTCCGTGATATCGTGAAACATGTGCTCTTGCATTTGAAAGTCATAGAGCCAAGTAATCGTGTTATTCGTGTGTTTCAAACCAATAGAGAAGGACATGATTTGAGGCACCTCTTTCCAGGCAGCAAAATGGTTTCAATTTTTTTACAAGGATTGCGTTCCTCTGACTGTCTAGGTGTATCGGTTTCAAAGAAAAAGCAAAACATTTTTCTTTGTCTTTCTTGCTTTATGTATTTTTATTTTATGTTTATGAACCTCATTTGACACATAACGGATCTTGTAGTACCATGGAAAGGACAGTGGACATACGATCTACCAGGTTGTAAATGTAATGCCTATAATTACTATCATCACATGTCTCCATCCATACCATGAACTCATCCAGCTTACTATAAATGCTTGTGCGCAATTTATAACTATGAATAAGCATGGTAGGTTTGATAATCAAGAACTCCATGAATTCCGCCACAATCTGGCTGCGTTCTGCTCGCCCATCCGCTAATGCAATCTCTTCCACTTTGGTACGCGCAAAGATGATGTCCTCTTCAAAGTTGTATTTAACAGCGATTTGTATCTGATCCAATGGGACTTCCATAGAAACTACACACCAAGAGGGAACGATTACCTCGATAGGAATGAAGTCAGGAAAACGCGCATAATGATCCGTTGTTCCTCGGTGTTCAAATCCATCAAATAGGGACGGTGGGAGCTCTTGAATCATGATGCGAATTCTAACAAGTCCATTGCCCACATCTTCCTTCCATGTACCATAGTGTTCAGACCAAACCTCATCTGTCCATACCTTATGACCCGCATATTCTCCCCAGTCTGCTAAGTGTTGCATCTGTTCACAATTGTACGTTAGCCAGCGCTGTCCCACTTCATAACTCGGTTCTTCTGGAACACGTGGAATAATCGTAACGATTTGACCTACCATCCCTCCTGATAGCTGTTGTACACGAATGAGTCCATCACGAGCATGGGCTTGAAAGGCCAATTCAATCTCACGAATGACCCAGTCATAATCCAGTAGCTCACTAAGGACTTCAGATTGATCCATTTCGTGTTTCATCCGAAACACAATGTTGGACACGTCGGTGGGAGCATCATTTAGAATACGCTGGAACATGGTATAGCACTTATGTAGCACTTATGTAGCACTTATGTAGCACTTATGTAGAGGGCAGAAATCTCTACTTTGTAAACTGCATCTTTCTCTAAGGCATCCGTGTCTTTTCAATTTTTTTACAAAAATATGTTTATTTTATTTTCTTGCTTTTTTATTTTTTGTTGTATTTTGCATTTTATTTATTAATAGCCATTGCCAGAAAGGCGCGAATGTCATTGAATTCCATCCATATCATCGCAAGTTGGATAGTCATATAGGCAGATGTGTCTAGATGTAAGACGGATACCAGGATAAAGTAGGTGAAGGACAAATCGATATAGGCGTATAATGTTTTTTTCATATAGGCTTTTGTGAAGGGTTCGGGACGTTCGGTATTTACCTGCGGCTTGTTACAGGTGCATGATTTTGTTGGCTCTGCTAGTTGCGTTGTTTTCGCTAGTTGCGTTAGTTGCGCTAGGTGCGTTGACTGAGTGCGGTTTACCCATGGAGCCACGCATTGGCTGGCTTTGTTGAGTGGCTTAGCTTGCGATAATTGCGAAGCAAAGAGAATGATCAGAACGGTAAAGAGAATCGTGGAGATACGCATGGATATGGAGTTAAGTGGCATCCCATTTCATGCTGCCCATCATTTCAATTTTTATATGTGATGCAAAAAAGCAAGAAAAACGATTTTTGTTTTTCTTTCTTGCTTTATATGTTTTTATTCTGTTTTTTAATTGGTCTTGCAATGGATGACAAAGACTCCACCATGAATCGCACGGGATTTTAACTTCATAATCTCATGCATTTCCGTCATTCTAATAGGCATAATGTCAAAGCCATCACACTCCATGCGTTCGCCATTGCCCATGTCCACCCAATCACCAGGGTTCAGAAAGCGCACGGTGTCGTCATAGGGTGCATTGGGATCTTCAGGAGCAGCCATAGGCGATGCGACGTTGCTGGGCGGACTCAGGGTCAAGGTGCAACTATTCCATCGATTTTCGTTCCGAAAAGCACATAATACATCGAACACGGTTGCATCTGCCCAAAGGACGAACCATTGACCATCATTGACATAGACGTGAATGTTACGGTCTTTGACAAAGACATCCGCTGTTTTGGGACAAGTTGAGTCGTCAAGAATTTGAAAGGAGTTGAGAACGGGAGGGGTGTTAGGCAACAAGTCAGACATGTTTGAAGTAAGTAAAGGGCAGGTGTCTCTACTATTTGAACTGCACTTCCTATTTAGCCCCACATCCGTTTCAATTTTTTATAAGAAAAACGATTTTTATTTTTTTTTCTTGCTTTACGTGTTTTTCTTTTGCTGTTTGTCATATTGGGACCGAATGATCATTCCTCAAGGCGGCGGAAATAGCGACGACGAAAGCTATACTGCTCCTCTGGAAAGGCTGCACCAGTAATGGAGAAACCGTTTAGATCAGATGTTACTTCATTGCGTGAGATTGCCCGAGGTTCATATCCATGAGTCTCAATGAAGGCATTCACGCATTCATTGATGGATTCATAGTAGGTTAAGGGGCGTGGCCAGACACGCATAATCTCATTCTGAGCAGTGATAACGATCGTATCATGATCCAACCATGGCACATGCTGGGTAAAATCAGGTGTGTGATATAAGCGGATGACATCCTTTGTATTAAGCTCCAAGTTGAGCAATTCAGGTACTGTCAGGTCCCAGTTGGTAATTGCCGATGGAGAAAGGTAGGCGGGGCGTTGAATCATTATAGTAGTGATAGTGAAGAGGACAGATATTCTCTCCTGTTTGAACTGCAACGTTTAACTAGCACGACCACCGTTTCAATTTTTTATTGACCTCCAAAATAAAAAGAGGCACAAGGCTCTTTTTATTGTTATAATAAGGGACAATTAATGTACATAATTGGGATCGGACCGAATGCCCCGCATTACATCATACATTGTATTGACGATTCGCTCCATACGAGCGTATTTTTTATAGAATGAACGGGTACTGTGAGTTCCAATTTGGGCATCGTTTGCATAGATGCCATGGATATGGTCTCGCATTTCATTCAGTTTGGTATAGAAGATGGCGCGAAAATGGGGGGCATAGATTAAGATGGCTGGGTGCATGATTAAGTGTTCCATGATGGAGGCAAAGATTTCGTGTGTTTGCTCTAGTGTTGCCTCATTCATGCCCTTCATCATAGTGGAGATAATGGAGGCAGACGCTTTGAAGCCATGCTTAATGGAGAGCTGTATGGTATTCAGAGGAATTTCAATTTCAGAGATGCAATGGGTGGGGACGGTGATAAAGACAGGGATGAAGCCAGGATATTGTGTGATGAAGTTATCATTCGATTGTAGCACATCTAATTCAGCAAAATCTGGATGTTCAGGAATACATTGAAGCATGATGCGAACGCGGCTGAGGCCATCTTCATAAGGGATGTTCCAACGACTGTAGTCATGCCAATCCGCGTCAGTATAATGGTACTCTGGATCATCTTCGGTAACGCTGCCTTCTTCTCGCCAAACGGTCATCCATGCATCTGCCTGTTCATCGAAGGTATTCCATGAACGTCCGACATTGCCGCTTGTCATATCATTGCCATCCTCGGTATGTGGATGAAGTAAGTAGATTTCTTGACCCACTCTGCCACCTGAGAACTGAACAATTCGGATGTAACCCTGAGACGCGTAGTGCTCCATAATGATTTCCAAGCGAAGCATGGGTATATCAAGTGCGCGGAACTCTGTCATCACGTCTGCCATGCCGAGTTCATGTAGATTCTTGGCGACGATGTCGCCGAGCACATTGGGCAAGCGATTGAAGATAGCGGTCATTGCAAGTAACACTTCAAAATAGAGAGGAAAGCAGTCTCTCCTAATTATGCTTCAACTTTATCCTTCGCTGCCGACTAATTTCAATTTTTTTGCAGTGTAGGAATGCCCCTAAGAAAAAACCGAATATCACATAAAAAATCTTTTTCTTTTGCTTTGTGATTTTTTATGTTTTTATTTTATTTTTATGTTTATTTTATAATGAACCCTGAACCTCGTCAAATAGGGTGATGTAATCATATTTTAGTCCCTTAGTAACAGTGGAAGATGCAACTAAATGACTGCGTAGGTCAGGTGTAATGGTCAGGTGGATCCAGAGCTGAGAAGACATGCTGAAGGTGATGCCCATAGAAGAGCCCTCACACGTATCCGTTTCCCATCCCACAACGGAACCCTTCTTAACACCCTTCTTTCCCAACTTGGGATCCCACTTGTAGGTAGTCGGATTCATCGCAGGATGATCTGCAGGAATTAAGTACCAGTCATAGAGAATCTCTATTTCACTCTCCGTGTAGATCAGAACGGAGTAGTAGTCAAAATTTTTGCGTGACTGAATCTCTTTAATGATCGTCTCCATTGTTCCAGGATCCTTATCTGAGCATGCAGTCGTTAAGCGATAGGAACTGATGGAAGTTTTGGTTTGTTGGCCGTTGTACTTGGCCGACTTATTGGAGAATGATCCAAGGGAGCAGGTAATATCACTTCCTGGGCTGTGTGAGCCACTGCTCACTGAGCTCACTGGACAACCTGCCGTCTTGAGTACAAGTGAGTTGATAGCCTCCCATCGTGATTCTTTGATGGGCTCATCATTGACCATGTGGTAACCCTTAGTGGCTTTGATGAAGAATTCACTCAGCTTCAGCTTCAATTTGGGAGTCATCGTAGTGGGAGAATCCTGAGCAATTTTAGGCCTTCGGCGCACTAGCGGCTTATCAGCTATCTCAATGCGCTCAAGTAAGGTGGAAATTTCGTCAGTAGTCGCATCGGCTACGTTGTGGTTTAACTCATCAATCTCGGACATACTTGGAATTACTTGGAAAACTTGAGTAGAGTGGCAGCGATTTCTCTACTTGTTGAACTGCACCTATCTCTTGCCAGGTGCGGGGTTTCAATTTTTTTTCTGGTAGCTGTGCGCAGTGCTGTGATGCACAGTATGGCCGTAGTTGATAGTAGAACTGCGCAGTGTTGTGATGCACAGTATGACCGTAGTTGATGGGGTAGTAGAGCGA